TAACCATTTTACCTAGTGGCCAATCCATATTGTGCTGGTATAAATACCTAACACGTTCGCCGTTTTCTTTTATTGTTTTAGTATAAGCGCCTTTGGTTATTATATCTCCGTCCGAATCTACATTTCCGAAAACCGAACCATAACCTTTAACGATACCAGCTTTGTCGTCGGCATCAATTAAATCTCCAATAGGCGATGCTTTATATAACATCATAATAATAAAATTTTTGTAAAGATATTAATTTTTAGCTTATTAATTCCTCTGCCGCACTTATAGCCAGTCCAATGTTTATATCTGTAAATAAATCAGTAGTGTTTGCGCCTTCTTTTGGAAATGGCGCCATACTACAACGGCAGTTTACAACGTTACTAGCGCTTCCGCTAGGGTCTCCAGGTCGCATCAACTCCTCGCCTTTAACTATAAACGGTTTATTAAAGTCTACTATCTGGCCGTTTGCTTCCCTATGCGCCGCTCTTGTACGTTCGTCGCTTGCGCTAATCCATTCCTTTTGCATATCTGCGCCAGGAAATATATCTTGGGCGCTTTGCATAGTGGCGTAATTAGCTGCATTGGTTGCTTCTGTGCGCACTAACCTTTCGGCTTGGTATTTACTGTAGCGGTCAAATTGTTGTCTTAGCATCTTAGCCTTAACAACTTCCCCTTCACTTGCAAAAACAGGGTCGTTAGCCAGTTGCCTGTAAACCTTAATTAAAGTAGCTTTAGCGGTGTTCTGTACCAATGTAACCCTTTGCGCTCCAACAAGTATTCCTTGGTTTCTAAACGATGCCCTCCAAGGTTCCTGGAACTGGTTAGCGCTTACTCCCTTAGTTATATACTTGTCAAAGTTCTTTGCATACCAATTGGCAAAAGTCATTCCTATACGCTCGTAAAGACCTTCGTATAGCTTACCAAAACCATCTAATGTAAATACACCTAATAAATCCTGTTCGGTTATGCTATTTTTTTGTAGCATTACCCCAATAGCTTTATTAGTTTCGGTTTTATAATAGTTTGTAAAATCACGCACGCTTGCACGCTCTGCATTGTCCAAAGTACGTTCGAACGCATTTTGCCACGTATCTTTTACTGCTTTAAGCATTTACTCTTGGTTTAAAGGCGCTGGGTTCTCCAACGCTGGAATACTTACTTCTAATGGCATTAAGTTAGCTGGCATATAATATTCGTCCATTAAAGGGCTTTCAGACTCGCCATAAAACATAGCTTGGCGCTTTTCGTTAGGTGTTACCCACCAGGCTTGGCCCAATTGTGCAACCATTTTATCCATATCCTCTTGGAGTTCTGGAATAGCGCTAAAGTCAAAATCAATATATAAATTTGCGCCATACTTAGGAGTAAGCCACCTGTTTAATTCGTCTCTTAGTTTTACCAATTCGGGAATAACCGCATTTTGATATAAAGCCTTTTTGGCTTCCTTCATATTGTTATAAGTCGAACTGTCGGTATTATTTAAGAGTTGTACCGGTATATTGTAAATATTACAAAGGTCCTTTATACTGCTATTATACTGCTCAATTAAAGCTAAATCCGAAGCAGGAAGTCCAAAGTTTATCCAACTTAGCTTAGACGGTGTAATAATAACGTCGCCAGCGTTGTTGCTTCCCTGGTGTTGTTGTCTAAACTTATCTTTTAATTGCTGCGCTTGTACTTCGTTTATATCGCCTTCGTCGCTGCTTAAAATACCTCTGGCCGTTTGGTTCTGTAGATATTTTACTCCAGTAGTTACCGCCTCGTTATTTGTAGTTAAGGTTCTTAAACCGGCCCTAAGTGGCGACTGTCCGTATAAATGCGTTCCAGTACCATCGTAATCTGGATTAAAGTTTTTAATGTGGCAAACGTCTTGTGCTGGCGCCTCAAACGTTCCGTTGTATTGTAATTTATAACCTTGTACCGGCTCCATAATTCCGCCGCTCATTATCTCAATATTTTGAGAAGGTAATACATATAGTTCGGTGTATTTTCCAAGACTAGGGCCAGACTCTGGACCTATACCGTAGATATAACGGTTTCCTGTAAGCAAACCAAAACTAATAATTTCAGTAAGCCAGGCGTTATAAGATTGCGCAGGATTAGGGCGCTCTAACAATTTGTGTAAAGCCGTATTGTCTATTTCTGTAAATGCGCGCTTTCTAAGTACGTTAGCCGCGTGCATTGCGTTGCTATCCATATAGCCGCTGGTCATTGATTTGTAGCGCTTAGCGTTAGCCTCGTTGCTTACTTCATAAATTTGCAAAGGAATAGTAGACGCCGCTTTTGTAATTAAGTTTATAATAGAATAAACGGTTGCGTTTCTTTGGTACCCCTCGCGAATATATGTATCGTCGTTTTCGGAGTTCCAAATAATGGAATTACCTAGCCAGTTGTATAGTGCCTTATTGTAATTTATGTTTGTGTTTTGCGCTTGTTTAGTAATAAGCGTCTTGAATCTGTCTAAGATTGAAGCCATCTATATATAAAATTTTTTGTAAAAATACGAATTTTAGACAACAAAAAACCCTTTTATTAAATTACGTTCTATTGAGTAGCTTG